AGCTGATCTGGTGCAAGCCATCCGCGAACAAGCCACGCCTCAGCTACCCATGCCGGACATGAGCAATGAAGCTGCAAAAGCCCCCGCAGACGCTGCCTGATGGCACGGTAGAAGCAGCCCACGAGGTGGAGGCCGTGTGTCTCCACTGTGGTTACGACTTGGATGAGGCGGAGCTTGCCGCCGACACCTGCTCTGATTGCGGCAAACCGCTGGAGTTAAAGCAGAACGTGGCCATCCAAGTAACAACACTGCCTCCGATGTTCGGCGGCGTAATGTAGGGAGCGGTGATAATGGATGATGCGCTGGATCGTATTGTTACTGTTGTTAGGGCTGGTTGGAGCCGTAGCCAAGAGCGGATGCCATGTGCGCGAGTTCTATGGAATAGGCTACACCATTCACAACCCGTCCGAACGCCATCAGCAAATGATTCAGTGGCTCAAAAACAATGCGCCTTATTGCAAAGTAGACGATTACGTGATGATCTGGAACAACCTGCCGAATTGGGCGGGGACTTCAGACACTGCGCAACTTAGAAGCGCGGTCATCGAAGGATATACAGAGGCACTTGCGCGTGATAAAAAATGACCAGAAAGCCGATACCCAGACCAGTGAAGAAAGTGTCAATGGACACTAAGGACAAATTGACTCTTTGGGTTACGTTGATGGTCAGCTTTACCTTGTGCATTTCTGTTTTAGCTATGGTGGTTGCGTTTATGCTTGGGTTATGGGCCAAAGAAGTGGACAACGCAGAAATCTTCAAGATGATCAGCCCTGCCTTTAGCACCTTGATTGGCGGCATGATTGGGTTCCTGTCTGGTATCAAACTTATGCAGAATGAAGACACTAAACCAAAGGACACAAAATGTTAGGACTTGATGCACTTTTAAGTGTGGGCGGCAAGCTCATTGATAAGCTCATCCCAGACCCAGAAGCCAAGGCCAAGGCTCAACTTGAACTGGCTAAGATGGCGCAAGATGGTGAGTTAACAAAATTAGCCAATGAGACCAAGCTGTACGAGACTGAGCAAAACAACCTCACACAGCGCATGCAAGCCGATATGAGCAGTGACTCTTGGCTGTCCAAGAATATACGCCCTATGACGTTAATATTTCTTTTGGTGGCTTATTCCGGCTTTGCCATTGCTTCCATTTTTGAATACGAGACTCGCGCCGCGTATGTTGAGTTGTTAGGGCAATGGGGCATGCTCGTCATGAGCTTTTATTTTGGTGGCCGCACCATGGAGAAGATTGCAGACAGGGTTAAAAAATGAATTTAACTCAAAACTTCACGCTGTCAGAGATGACCAAAAGCGAGACTGCGCTGCGCCATGACATGGACAACACGCCCGACCAAACAGTAATCAGTAACTTGCAGGCGCTGGCTGTACATGTACTCCAACCTGTACGTGAGCACTTCGACAAAGGCGTCAAAGTTAACTCTGGCTTTCGTCATCCCGAGGTCAATGCCAAGGTAGGCGGCTCCCGCACCTCTGATCACTGCACCGGCATGGCCGCAGACATTGAGATTCCGGGGGTGCCGAACCACGAGCTTGCCGAGTGGATTAAATTAAATCTCCCCTATACACAATTGATCCTTGAGTTTTATACTCGTGGTGTACCGGATTCAGGTTGGGTGCATGTGTCTTACGACCCTGCAAATCTGAAAAAGCAGGATTTGACTGCCGTAAAAGAGGGCGGAAAAACTGTGTATTTACCGGGGCTTCATGCGTAAGGTGACAGTATGCCATTAAAGAAGATACTGCTCAAGCCCGGCGTTAACCGCGAAAACACGCGGTACACCAACGAAGGGGGCTGGTACGAGAGCGAGAAGATTCGCTTTCGTCAAGGCACGCCCGAGAAGATTGGCGGCTGGACACGTATCTCCTCATCCACCTTTCTGGGCATCTGCCGTTCCTTGTGGAACTGGGTAACCCTTGGCGGTATCAACCTGATTGGCGTAGGCACCAACCTCAAGTTTTATCTTGCGGCAGGTGGTATTTACAACGACATCACCCCGTTCCGCGATCAGGTCACCCTGACCAACCCATTTCAAACTTACGTCGGTTCCCCCATTGTGCAGGTGACTGATGCCAATGGTGGCTACATTGATGGTGACTATGTGTCGTTCTACGGCGGCACGGCGGTAGGTGGTTTAACCATCTTTGGCCAGTACGAGATTACGGTTACTGGAACCAACACATACACCATCACAGCAAGCTCAAACGCTACGTCGAATGCTTCGGGCGGCGGTACTGTGTATGCGCTGTATCAAATCAATGTTGGCCCTGCTTACGTGGTGCCGCTGGTAGGTTGGGGTGCTGGCCCTTGGGGTGCTGGCGCATGGGGTATTGGTGAAGCGTCTACGGACGCCATTCGTTTGTGGAGTCAACAGAACTACGGCGAAGACTTAATCTTTGGCCCACGAGAAGGCGCAATCTATTATTGGGATGCCACCTCCGGGTACACCTCGATTACGTTCTCTGCCACGGTAGCTAACCCCACAGTCATCACTGCCGCCGCCGAATACGCTAACGGAACACCCTTGCGCTTTGCACCTGACTCTGGCGCTACCTTACCTGTGGGTATTATTCCGGGTGAGTTGTACTACGTACGCAACGTGTCAGGTTCATCGTTTAACATTTCGTTAACTCCTACAGGGGCACTCATCATAGTTACCGTTGCGGCTGTAGGCACCGTGCGCATCTTGTCAAACGCATATATGTTGTCTGACTTTGGGAGCGCAACAGACGTACCGATCCAGCAGAACTACTTGTTGGTGTCTGACATCAGCCGTTTTGTGTTTGCGTTTGGTTGCAACGACTACGGCACAGCCACAGTTGACCCAATGCTAATTCGCTGGTCAGATCAGGAAGACCCCTACAACTGGACACCCGCATCAACCAACCAAGCAGGTTTCTTGCGCTTATCTCGTGGCTCCGAAATTATTACGGCCACTCAGTCACGGCAAGAAGTTTTGGTGTGGACTGACGCTGCCCTGTATTCGCTCCAGTACGTAGGTGCACCAATTGTCTGGGGTGCGCAGCTTGTGGGTGAAAACATCTCCATCGTCGGGCAAAACGCCGTGTCGTACGCTACGGGCGTGGCTTACTGGATGGGTAAAGACAAGTTTTACAAATACGATGGCCGCACGCAGACATTGAACTGCGACTTGCGCCGCTACGTGTTTGAGGACATCAACACCTCACAATATTCGCAGGTGTGTTCCGGCACTAACGAAGGCTTTAATGAAGTTTGGTGGTTCTACTGCTCTGCAACTTCAACCGACATTGACAAGTACGTGGTCTACAACTACTTAGAGAATGTGTGGTACTACGGCAATTTGGCCCGTACTGCATGGCTGGACTCTGGCCTGCGTGACTTTCCGCTGGCCGCAACGTACTACAACAACCTTGTCAACCAAGAGGATGGGCTGGACGATAACGCCACGGCCACCACACTGCCAATTACGGCGTCTATCATCTCTGCGCAGTTTGACTTGGATGATGGTCACAACTTTATGTTTGTGTGGCGTGTCCTGCCTGACGTTACGTTTGACGGCTCGACCGCTGCTTCGCCGAGCGCCACAATGTACCTGTTGCCGTTAAAGAACTCTGGCTCTGGGTACTCAGTCAACTCAGCAACGGATGCCAACCACTCTGTAGCCAATCAAAGTTCTGCCAGCATTACACGTATTGCGGTGCTGCCGGTAGAGCAGTTTACAGGCCAGATTTTTACTCGGGTGCGTGGTCGCCAGATGTCCATCAAGTTTGAGTCCACCGGGTTGGGCGTGAACTGGCAGTTGGGCTCGCCCCGTATTGACATGCGTCAGGATGGCCGTCGATGATTGTTATTTCTGAATTTGAACTTCAACGGATTGCACCGCCTGCGCTGCCCCAAGCGCCGGAGGACTACCAGCGCCAGTATCAAGATCAGTTAAACAGCGTCTTTCGGCTGTACTTTGTACGACTGCAAAGCATTTTGGGGCAGTTAGACACTGCGGGTGGCATCATCCCCCCAACAACTGTGTACACGGTGGCAACCCTGCCAAGTGCTGTAACTTCTGGCATAAGCGCACGGGCGTTTGTGTCTGATGCCAACGCAACCACTTTTGCATCCACTGTGGCTGGCGGCGGGGCAAACAAGGTACCTGTGTACTCGGATGGGGCCAACTGGAAGATCGGGTAGTAACAACGCACTGTTT